GCCTGGATCTCGTCGCCCCCTTCGGGGGGAGTACTCCCCTTCGGTTCGGACGTGGCGTCGGACTGGTCGCCGGCCTCGGGCGCGGCGACCGAAGCCGCCACGCCGTCCGCCGATACGACCGCATCGTCTGCCTTCTCGGCTGCGGTTGTGTTGGTGCGCGCCTGCGATGCCGACGCGGCTTTGTTGGTTGTGCGTGCCATGGGGTGTCAGGCTCCTTGGTCGATGCTGCCCGGGAGGCAAAGCCCCCGGGCAAACGGGCTTACGCTCAGGAAGTGGCCAGCCAGGGGTTGACGATGGGCTGCGAGGAGCCCTTCCAGGGGTTGGTGGCGCCGGCCGCGTCGTTCTCATTCATGAGAATCACGCGCATGTCGCCTTCCATGTTGCTCGGCCCCATGGTGTGGGTATGGCGCAGCGCCAAGGGGCGATCGTAGTCGCCCTTCATCGCGGTCAGCGCCTCGCGCGCGGCCTTGTAGTTGGCCGCGTTGAAGGTCTGCTTGCTGCGCACGATGAGCTGCCACAGACCGGCGCCGGCATTCACCCGCGCATCCACACCGAACAGGAACTTGTCGGTCATGAAGACCCGCTCGCTGTTCAGGTCGGTCAGTGCACGGAAGTTGTAGGGCCGCCGGTTCTGGAAGATCACCGGGCGGATCGCACGCGACAGGTCCATCACGTACCAGGCCGGGCCGGCGCCGCCCATGTCGTTGCTAACCGATTGCTCCTTGCCGGACGCGTCCAGCACCGGGTGGTCGGTGTCGAACAGGTTCTGCCCGTCGAAGCACAGCGGGTTGCTCTCGAGTACCTCGACCACCAGTTCGTTCGGGTGCTCTCGGCTGGATCGGCCGAATTCCTGGAACGTCGGGCCGTACAGGCCGTAGGAGTCGTCGTCGATGTTGTCGCGATCGACCCCTTCGGTCAGTTCGAACTTGCGGTTCTTGATCGAGAACTCGCCGCCTTCGAGCGAGTGGACGACGCGATCGCCGATCCATTCGCGCATGCGCGGCAGGCTCTTGAGCCAGGGATACACCTCCACCGCCGTCGTGGACGGCACCTGGGTGACGATTTGCTCGAACACCGAGCCGGCGTCGCCAAGGCTGGAGAAACCCTGCTGGAAGTTGGTGTTGTACGCCTTGAACAGCGCGTTGAGGTTTGCGGAATTCAGATCCATCGTGGGCTCCTGTTAACCGATGCGGACCCAGACGCCATCGGCATCCACGTCTTCAATGGTGCCGGCGGCCGAACGGGTTGCACCGCCGTTGGTCTTGGCCACCGTCTGGTCATCGACCACATAGGCGATATCGCCGATCTCGGCCCGGGTGATGAGGTCGGCCGCGGCACTGTTGTCGAACTGATACACGCCCGGTTCGCTCTCGACCGTCAGGTCGCCGGCGGCACCGGCGCTGTTGTCGACCGAGTACTGCGCAACGCCACGGGCGATCAGCCCGACGGCCGTCTTGCCGGGCACGGCATTACCGGCGGCGTCGAGCATGACCATGCCGCCGGCAAAGACCACGGCCGCGGCGGCGAGCGGGTCACTGAAGCGCGCGCCCGTGCGCACCCGGGTGTTGCGGGATTTGGTCAGGGCTGCCATCAGTTGGCCTCCTTATAGGCTTTGGGATCGAGTCCCATCTGGCGGCACACGGCCATTTCCTCGGCCGACAGTTCGCCGTCACCCTCGCCGGCCTTGGGCGCCTTGCCCTTGGTCTGGGTGACCTTGAGCGCGGCGATCGACGGGGTGTCGTCCAGGTGCGCCTTGAGCGCAGCCAGTCCCTGGCCGCGCAGGTAGTCGGCGGTGGCCTTGCCGGCGATGCGTCCGTCGGCCAGGCCTTCCTCGATCAGCGCGTCAAGCTGCACCGAGTCGCCACTGGATTTGAGGGTGGCCAGCTGGGCACGGGTTTCTTCGAACACGGCCTTGGGCACGTACTGGGACAGATCAGGGGATTGCGCAGACGCCTTGGTCTTGAGCACGGCGATCGCGTCGGAGACGCTCCCGTCGGCGCCCACACCCAGGACATTGCGCACTTCGGTCACCACGTCGGCACGGGCCTTGAGCGCCGCGACTCCCGCGATGGCATCCGCCTCGCTGGTGGTCTCCGGCAGGCCGAGTGCCTCGAGCAGTTGCTTGAGTTCCACTTCGGGTTTCTCCTCGGTTGATGCGGAGGCACGGCCCCCGCGGGCAGATACGGACAGGCGCGCGCGCAGCGCGGCCTTCATGGGTTCGTCGATGCCGGGCTGATTCGTGAGCGCCACGGACTTGAGGCCGATCACCTCGCCGCCGTCGGCGGTGTAGAAGAACACCGGCGAGAGGTAGCGATACTCGTCGGCCCCGATCGCCGCGGCGGCCTTTGCCGTCCAGGTCACCGCGCCATACAGGCCCGGCTCTTCGCCATCGCCTCGAAACTCCAGCGAGCGCGGATCGATCCAGCCGGAGGCGAGCACCGGCAGACCGTTGTCGGCAGCCAGTTCGGACTGGTGTTCGTAGTCCAGAAGGATGTCGGTCGAACGCGACGCGTTCTCGGCGATGATCATGGCGGCGCCTTCGGCGCTCAGGCGCCACGGGCCGTCGCCCTTCATCGCACCGAGGGGCGCCTCGAAGCGTCCCGCGGGAATGAGTCTCACCATCTTCTCGCCGGGCCGCACACGCAGGGCGCACACGGCCAGCGGCGCGCTCGCCAGACGGGCGGCGGAGAGGATGGCGACGGGGGAGATGCCGGGGGCGAAGTACATGGCCGCCATGTTGCGTGGCGGCCGGGGCGAAGCTCAGGGGGAACCGGTTCCCGGGGAACCTGGCGGGGTGGCTTTTCTACGCTACCACCCGCCGACATACCCGGGCAAGGCGAAAAACGCAGGGCGGGCGCGATGGGCGAATAGCGTTACTGGCGCGTTACTGGCCCCGTGGCTGCGATTTCATGACAATTTGCGGATGTCGGCGCAGACCACCCCATGAAAAACGCCGCTACGGGCCGGATATCGATTCCGCCCCTCAGCCGTCCAACGCGTTGCGCACATGCCGCTCGAGGATGTCGAGGATCTCGGCCTGGTCATCGTCAGACAGACCGACGAATTCACGCGCAGGGATGTCGCCCCACAGGTGCGGGTACTCGCTCTTCGAGCCGCCGAAGTTGAGCATGGCCGCGCCGGGGTGGGCGCTGCCCGCCTCGAGGCCTTCGGTGGTGAGCCGGTAGTTCAGCGTTGTGGAGAGCATGCGGCTTTCGCCGATCAGTGGCTTCTTGCCCATCACCCGGGCGGCGCCCTTCTTGCTGAGCCGCCCGCCCTTGGTGTAGCTGCCCTTGTAGCGCCCCACGAAGGCTTCGATGGTGGCCTGGCTGTTCGGGGCCCAGCGCTGGCCGTCCGGCCCGGTGGAGGTGGCGAAGCGGCGCTTCATGGAATCGACGATGTATTCACCGATCTCGCGGCGCACGGGCACGGTGTCGGCGCCCAGCGCCTCGAGGCGGGCGAAGGCGGCGCGCACCTGGGTGTCATCGAATCGGAAGGTGATGTCGTCGGCCATGGGCGCTATACTGGTGGGGAGCGGTAGTTTCCTAGGGAAAGGTTGCGACGGCACTGGCCCCCGCATGATCCGGTTCGAATCCGGCGCCGCTCGACTCCCCCTCGGTTTTCACAGTGCGCCCTCGAGCAGCTCGTACGCGACGCGGTCGCGCAGCGCCTTCGGGTCCATGAGCTTGCCGGTGCGCAGGATGTTGGTCGCCTCGCGCACCCGTTTGCCACCCACGCCCTGGCGCTTGACCTCGTAGTCCAGGCGCACCACCACCTTGCCCGTCTTGCCGCCCACGTCGAACACGTAGAGCAGGCCCGCCTCGGCCTGGCTCTTGTCGAGCAGCACGGCCACCGGCTTGGCCAGGTGGGCGGGCAGTTGTCGGTACCAGGCCCAGGGCAGCGTGTCGGCCTTGGTGTCGCGATGGGTGTGGAGCACGTCGGCGTCGCGCACCGCCAGGTGGGCGCTGGCCGGGGCGATGCCGCGGCTGCGCAGGCCGGTCATCACATCGGGCGAGAGCGCGCCCACCACCCGCGTCTGGCCCGTCGCCCGGGTGACGCCGTCGGCCCACAGACCGAACTCCCGGTTCATGGCGGGCACCACGGCATCACGCATGGCGGCGAATGCGGTGCTGCCGATGTCGGCATCCCAGCGGATGAGCTTGTCTTCGATCAGGTTGGCGATCGGTTCGTCAGCCCGGGCGCCGGGCATGTAGTCCCAGCCCTCGCCGATGCCGGCCGGGGTGTCGGTTGTCGGATCGGTGCCGTCGTCCGGCGCCGGGCCGGTGCGACCGCCGCGGCGCTTGACCTGGTCGGGGTGGATCGCCACGACGTAGCAGTGACACCCCCAGTCATTCGGCGGGTAGTGCGTCTGCCACCAGGTGGCGCTCGCCGGCGCGGCGTAGCCGTCCCAGGACACATGCAGCGGCCGCGGGTTCTGCACGCCGTCGCTGTGCCGGTACATCCACCACAGCCCGTCATCAGCTGCCTGGCGCAACTGGGTGAGCCGGCCGGCCGCGTAACTGGTGGCCATGTTGGTCTGGTAGATCACGCGGGTGCGCCAGTTGCGCTCGCCGCGGTAGTCCCACCCGTGCTTGGCCACCGCCGAGGCGAACTTCTTTCTGAAGTCCTCGAGCGTCTCACCGCCGGCGATCGCCCCGTCGACGGACTCACGCAAGTCGTTGAGCAGGTCGGCCGACGTGGCGCCGGCGACGACGAAGGCACGGTCGTGCGCGTTCTTCTGGATGTCGCGCCAGGTCTTCGTGGGCAGGTTGATCTTGCCGCGGAAGAAGTCTGCCTGCTCGGTGAAGGGGCGCTTTGCGAAGGTGAGGGCTAGAGGCATTTCGACCTACCGAGACGCCTTGAACTCGAGCATCCACCCGACGGCATCATCCGGAGATCCAAGTGACCCAGTGACCCGACGACGGAAGTTCATCGCGGCCGCCTGGCGCAGCGTGATCTGAACTGCGCCGGCCGTCACGGCAAGCGCGCGCTTGCTCTTGGCAATGTCGTAATGGCTGCCGCTGGTCTTGGCAGGACTCTGCCACCACCGGCGGGCCACACCGATACGGTCTGCCATGGTATGCAGTTCGTCGTCGGTGTCCGCCAGCATGTGGCACATCTTCATCCTGCCGAACCCGGCCTCCATGTCGTCGACGTAGACGGTCATCGATCTATCTGCCTATTCCGCCGGAGTGCAAAGAGATGGGGACTGCCCTTTTAACCGGGGACATACCACCACCGAATGTGGCCTGCTCCGAAGCGCTTCGGCTCTTTTTCAGTCGGCGGTCGCGACACCGCCCTTTCCCATCTCTTTGCACTCACTGCCGCCGCTCCCGTTCCACCCGCATTCGCTCTTCCGCGGCATCCTCCGCCGCAGTCTTGCTCTGGCCGGTCGCGATCACATCGAACCAGCGCTGCGGATGGCGCACGATCCAGCAGCCGCGATGGCCGCACCAGGTGGCCGCCATCAGTTGCCCTCCTTCACGTCGAAGCGCCCGGCCAGCTCCGCGGCGGAAAACCCGATCTCCATCACGGCCGTGAGCTGCTCGGGGTCGAGGTCGCCATAGATGGCCAGCAGCCGGTCGTTCAGATCGTCGAGTGACTTGGCCGCGGCCAGTTCGGCCCGGATGGTTTTCATCCAGGCGTCGAGCGGGTCGGCGGCATCCTCGTTCATCTTGCTGGAGGCGATGCCGGCATAGGCCGTGGGCGGTTGCTGACCGCCGGCGGCCAGGGCCGCGATGCGTAGCGCGGCGCTCGGGTTTGTCGGCGCCGGCGCCACGCGCGGGGTGAGCACTGCTTCCTTCTCGCCGGCCTGGGGAATGCGGGTCTTTTCGTGCAGCCACCAGGTGGGGATGCGGGCGCCCATGTCGACGAAGGTGGGCAAGGTCTCGGCCAGTACCTTGAAGTCTTCGGCCTCGCCGGTGTCGAGGAAGAAGCGCGGCGCCCGGCGCCGGTCTTCAATGCCGAAGTTGAGCGCGGCCATGGGCCACAGGATGTAGCGACCGATGGTGCCGGCGTACTGGCGGGCGTCGGAGCGGATGAGGCTGGTCTGGCTGCGCTCGTGCACGTTGCCCAGGGCGTTGGTGTTGCTGTCGCCGCTTGTGCCGCTGGTGAGCGTGCCGCCCAGAATGGCGCGAGACTTGGCGCGCTCGCACCAGCCCAGCATCGCTTCGAATACGTCGCTGGTGCCCTTGGCCGCTTCCATGAACTCGATCTTCATCCCCTCGGGGATGATGCCGGCGGCACTGTGTCCGAGGCTGGTGACGGCCCGCAATAGCGTGGCCTTCTCTTTGTCGGTGGCGTTCTTGGGATAGGAGCCGATGCGCGCCGGCAGGCCGTAGAGCTCGAGCAGTTCGGCCAGGTCGCCCAGGGCGTAATTCTGGAAGAGGTAGGGCCAGGCGAGCACACGGTGCAGGCCGGAGCGGGCGATGTAACCGGCCTTGGCGCGGTGTCGGTGTTGCACCCAGCCCAGTGGCCACGGCTCGGCGCCCTCGGCCGAGGCATCGCGCAGGCGCAGTTCGTTCTGACGATCGGGGTGCAGGCGAAACCACGAGTGCGGGCGAAACTCGGGCTGCTCGATGTAGCGCTGCGCGCCATCGCGCGCCCACGTCAGCTCGAGCATGGACCATCCATGGCCGATGCCGCTGCCCAGGTCGATGATGAGGTCTTCGACTTCGATGCCGCTGAACACTTCGATGGCGTGGTCGGTGGCGCGTTGCTCAGCGGCGCTGGGCTGATCTGGCGGGACGATCTGCCATTCAAGCTCGGCGGCGAGCTGGCGGCGCTTGCCCAGGTCGGATGCGATCTGCGGGTCTTTCTCCTCCATGTCTTCGAACAGCTCGTGCTGTGCGGTCAGGTCGCCCTTCTCGGCCGCCTCCAGGATGTTGTAAAGCTTGGCCGGCGTGAGGCCCTTGCTGGGGTGGTTGGCGAACTCGCGCTTGAGCTGGCCGATGCGCGCCTCGTCGTCGCTCTGCTTTTCGTCCATGGCCTGGGTGCCTTCGTCGCCGCCCCACAGGCGCCGGATGAGTGTCTTGATACCTACCATGCGCCACCTTCCATATCGTTGTCGTCGTCATCGTCGCCGCCGGCGGTGGCGAACATGCCGCCCTTGGGCGCGGGGGTCCATTCGCTGGCCCAGTCACCCACCGGGTTGAGGGCGGCGAAGTTCATCAGCGCGCCGGCAATGGCGCCGTCGCCGTGGCGCACCAGCTCGGCATCCTTGAGATCGGCCCGCTCGATCTTTGGCACCATGGGGATGCCGTCCACGTACTCCACGGCGCGGTGATCGTCCTCGAGCGACACGTCCCGCGGCAGCGTGATGAAACCGTCTTCGAACAGCGAGATGTACTTCGACATCCACTCGCCATACCAGGGGCGGGAAAGCACCACTTCATGCACCGGGCCGCCCTCGTAGCGGCCCGTCTCGTCGTTGAACTCGGCGCGGCCGTAGCGATCTCCGGTGTATTCCATGAGCGTCTGGCCGGGGCCGGAGGCGTCGCCGGCGAAGGTCCAGTTCGTCAGGGTGTCGAGCAGGGCCCACAGGATCTGCTCTTGCTGGCGCGTGGGGGCGTTGGCCAGCTCGATCACGAAGGGCACGTCGCGGCGCAGCTCGTGGTCGATGCGCGCGGGCTTGATGACCGAGAAGTGGCGATGCCGTGCGAAGTCCATGCCGATGGCCCAGCGTGCCGGGTTGGTGGCGCGGGCTGCCTTGATCGCTGGCACCAGGTGCGTGGCGATCCAGGTCGCGCACCAGGTCTCGCGCTCTTTCTCGGACCGGCGCGGGAAGTCGTCGTCGAAGACGATGCGCAGCACGGTGCGCACCTCGGGCATGGCCCGTTCGATCCACACCGACGGGATGCCAGATCCGTCGCCGTCGCGCGGGATCACGTCCAGCTCTTCGCGCATGGCGGCCTTGCGCGGGCCGTAGGCGCTGCGGATGGCGGTGTACCAGTCGCGCTTGCCATCGGGCGTGGCCTTCTTGCCGCGCATGGCACACACGCGCTCATATAGGCCATTGGCCACGGCGTCATCGAAGGTGATACGGATGACCCCGGCACGCTTGCCGTAACGCCCTGCGCGCACGTCCTGAACCAGAAGATTGAAGGGGTTCTTCTTGCCGCGGTGGGTTGCCCAAACGCGGAGACGCCCGCCCCAGATCAGCAGCGCGGTGGCCGATTCGAGCACATGAGTCACATCCTTGTGTAGCGCCGCCTCGTCGATATCGACCAGCCCCTGCAAGCCATGGATGTTCTCTGGCCGGCTCGACAGTGCGGTAACACGGAAGCCGCTGGCGAAGCGCACACGGAAGGCCTGGATGTTGCGGCTGCTACCGTCGGGCAGCTGATCGACGAAGATGTGCTGCTCGATGCGGGTGGCCTGCCCGCGGGCAATGATCGAAGCGAACTTTCCCACGTATCCGATGTATTCCAGCCCCTTCTCGCGTGTATCGGCCATGTACCACACGTTGTCTCCGCCGTCCTCTTTGGAGGTGGCCGCGGTGATGGTGTCGTCAAGCGCCTGGGCAAAGGTGATACCGGTACGCCGGCCCTTCTCGCACACAGCGATGTCCAGCTTTCGCTGCATGCGGAGCCAATCGCTCTGGTGCTTCATGAGCACGCCTTCTGCCAGCGGGTCGAAGTCGTCCGGGATCAGGCGGACGCGCTCGGGCAGCTCGTCCCACTCGACGATCCGCTCGGTGTCCGGTAATGGTGCGGGGACGGCCATCACATCCCCATGAGTACTTGCTCACGCCAGAATCGGGCTTCCTCAACATTGAGGCCTCGCGCCTGGGCGGCAGAATCGACGCGCTTGGCGGCATCGCTCAGCGCCGCCTCGCGCGCCTGGCGCTCCAGCTCGGCCTGGCGCTTGACGTTGGTACTGGCAGCGTTCTCGAGGCGCACCACGGCCAGGGAAAGCTGCTTGACCATGTCGATCACGCCTGGAAGCTTCTCTTCGGTCAGCTCACCCTCGGCGAGCATGAGCGTGAGATCGAACGACAGGGTGCGCAGGGTTTCGTTGATGAGGTTGCCGACTTCGCCCTGGGGGGCGGCGCCAAGCTTGCCGATCCACATCGCCGCCACCTCGCGGCTGTGCCGCAGGCGCTCGCCCACTTCGCGCATCTTGAGGTCGTAGCGGTTCACGCTCGACTTGGAGACGCGCTCAGGATGGCCGGCCTCCTCGAGCACGGCATTGATGCGCCGGGTGGCCTCCAGCTGACTGACGCGCGGGTCACGCAGCAGCGCCTGGAGCTGCTCGAGGATGTCGGGCGGCAAGGTCTCGACGGTGCTGGCCTGGCCCATGTCAGGCACCTTGGCTCGGCTCGAACGAGAGATCTTTCTCCAGAGCTTTTGCCAGATCGACATACGCTTGGCGACCGATCTCGGAAAACGTCTTGAGCATGGCACGATCCGACGGCGTTTGTTCTTTCAGCCAAAAATCATAGAAGCCAGACGCTCCATTGGCATTGAACACCTCCGCATCGAGCTTCTTTGCCATGGACGCATGGGCGATGAGCGACAGGGCGTGGTGCACCGATTTAGTCAGCTTCGCCATGCCTACGCCCCCGGCCCCGGCCGCTTCACACCAGGCACCGTGGCACGCCCCTGGACGACATCGAGCCCGCGCTGCGTAAGCGTGGCCACCAGCACCGACGCCACCGCATCCACATTGATCAGCTCCTGCTCGGCGAGCCAGTGCATTTCGGTGTGCAGCTTGTCGCGCGAGATGTTGTGGCCGAAGGCATCCAGCCCATGCTGGATGATGCTGGAGTTGATGCGGTAGTCCGCGTCCTCTGCCAGCAGCCGCAGGATCACCAGGCGCCGGTCTTCGGTCACCACGTCGAGATAGGATTTCTTGCTCACCGGTCACTCCGCTGGAGGAGGTGCTGGTGCATCAGATCGACGGCTCGTTGCACCCCCCTGAACGAGCCTACGAGTTCCTGCAGATCCGAGTGCAGGCTGCCAAGCTGCGTGCGCAGCTCGGTGATTTCGGGGCCACTGGGCCGGTGGCGCAGATCCTCCTCGAGGCGCACCACGCGCTCTTCCACCCGGTCGATGGCGCTGCGGGTGGCCTTCTCGCGGTTGCTCCACCAGGTGTAGATCACCGACAGCACCACGCCGGCCTTCCAGGCGATATCGACATACAGCTTCGGGTCATCGATCACTTGGCGGCCCTCCGCGTGCCCAACCAGGTGCGCAGCTTGTCGACCGAACGAAAGCCCATGTAGGCGGCGGCGGGAGAGATGAGCACCATGGCCAGCTCGAGGGTTGCGCCAGTCGCGAACACCTTGGCTGCCTTCAGCCCTTCGAAACCGATCACATACCCCATGGTGGCGTACCAGGACTGGCGCGCCATGAGCGGCCGCGTCTTGCGCACGTAGGGGTCTTCCGCGTTGTCGCCGGAGCGGATGGTCTCTTGCTGTTGCTGGTGCGCGGCCTGATCGTTCTCCAGCTGCAGGCGAAGCATCTCGCGGTGGTGGGCGCGGATGTCGGCTTCGTTGCGCTGGGCGATCTCTTCGAGCTTGACCAGAGTCGCCGGGTCGGTCTGGAGTTTTGCCAGGATAGCGGCCGGGTCAGTTTCGCCGGTGGCCTCGGTCAACATTGAGGCCACGGCCGCCACGCCGGCGGGGATATTGCTGGTGGCCACAGCGCCGGCCAGGCCGACCAGGTCGCCGCCGTGTGCCTTGATCCAGTCACCAATTGCGGACCAGGATGCGGTAGCCATCTCAGTAGCTCCACAGGGCCGGGTTCGGCAGCGATCCACCGCCGATGCCCAGGTGCAGGAAGCGCACGTCACCCTTCTGCTGGATGCCGAAGCGGGTGATGCCATGGCGCAGCGCGATGGCGATCAGATCCAGCGCCTCGGGCCCGCGGATTTTCACATCTGCACAGGTGCCCATGGTGTGCTCGCCGGTGGTGTTCTTGCGGGCCTCGATCGGGTGCGTCGGGTGGCGATAGCCGCTGGAGATCACCATCGGCTTGTCGAACTCGATGCGGATCGCGTGCAGCACGTCCATGAACTCCACCTGCATGTCACACAATCCGGTGTGACTGCAGCGGAACTCAGACTCTTGAAATTCTGGGTGGTATCGGCCCCAGTCGGTGACGCGCATTTGGGCGCTCCATGTCGTTCGACGATGGGCGCCAGTATCGGGCGGGGTGCGGGGTCGAGATGCGGGGGAACTGGTTCCCCGGGATGGCTACCGGGGCCGGATATACGTTAGCGCAGCAGGTGCGCGCTGGGCAAGCGCGCGTGTGAAAACGCCCCGGCTGGCGGGGCGTTCATGGTTACTCGCTAGGGGTAACTTCCAATCCATCACTTTGCGTTCGGCGTCACATCGCCGGTCTCCGCGAATCGCTGCAAGTACGGTAGCAGCGCCGCAACCTGTCCGCGTGTCAGGTGCATGCGCGTGGTCATGATCACCGCGTCAGGAACCGGGTATGGAACCCATCCAACCCGATCCGTTGTCTGAACGCCAAGCTCGGCGGCTTGGCTGGCCAGAACCCTCGGTTCGGCGTCGTCAGGGCCAAACCACACGGCATCCTCGCTCGCCAAGCTGCTTTTCTGCAGCGAGCACGCCGCACCATGGCAGTCCGCAAATCTCAGCACCGCGAACCCGCGGCCGGTCGTTCCGAATTCCATTCTTGCTCCTTACCTGAACTCGGTCAATGCGACCGGAAGACCAACCGCCTGCTTTGCAGCGGACAGATGGACCATTGCCTTGACGGCCGCACCGGGCAGTTCGGACAGTTCGCCTGCGTACTTTTCGCTGGTGGATTTCAGCCTTGCGACGTCGGCGGCGTTCAGGCCGCCGGCAAGTTCAGTGAGGAAACCATGCCGAGTCTGGTTGATGGAGCGAATACCAGCGAGGCCCTGTTCGAGTTCGGCACGGGCGGCGGCGTCCTCGATCATCGCAGTCTGCTCATCGAGCATGAGGCCCAGCCGACTGACGTTGTAGTCGATGGTGCTGGCGCGCTTTGACACCTCCTCGGCCACTTGGTACAGGGGCTTTCCACCACGAACGGATTCGACCTGTGTCATGGCTTCCTGATACATGCGGTCAGCAGTCGCCGCTTCGAGCGCCGCCGAGCGGATGATTGCACTGACGCGGTCGGCGTCGGACTCCGAACTGCATCCAGCGACCAGTACGGCCAGCGCGATAAGAAACGTCGTGAGAGTGTTGAATCGAAACATGATCATTCTCCATGCAATTTGGGTTGATTCTATCAGCGCCTCAATCGCGGCGCAGATCTGGTTCCATCCGACTGGCCGGATCGCTGGCGCACTCGCGCAATGGCGATCCGCAAAACCCTTCGCGCCGCAAGTAGTCCATCGCCCTTGCCGGCAGGTCGTGCTCCGGCGCGGCTTTCCGTAGCGCACGGACGAGTTGCGTAACAAGCATCGCCAAGTCGCCCACGTTTCGCTGTATAGAGCACGTGTTCCATGCCGCTACGAACTCCGGTATGTCAAGTTGCAGCACGGGCAGTTTCGAGCCCCAGCATCCGGGCGTTGTGCAGCTCGCCTTCGGGTTAATTTTTCTCCAGCGCACGTTAAGCGGCTGTCCGCAAAACGGGCATGGCTTCAGTTCTGGCGGGTCTCCCAATGCTTCCCAACTCACCTCAACCTCCCGCGCCTAATGACGCTCTCCGCTGTCGAACAGGTCAGTCTGCGGCGATGTTGAGACCGATCCGACGCGGCGCCGGAGTTTCTTGATACCCCGCTCGGTGTAGCCGTAGCGGCGGGCTAGATCTGCGTTACTCGCCCCCGCTTCATGTTCCGCTACGATCACCATGTCCTTGGCCGCCCGCATCGCTTCGACGCAGCGCGGCAACTCGATCTCTTCCCCCTGGTAGTACTCCACCAGGCGTTCGAGGGCGACCATGCCGATCAGCTTGGCCAGCCAGTGATCCGGGTCGGCCTTGACGGGCGTGTACATGCGTACGCCGCCACGTTCCTCGACGATGGCCAGCGCCGCCGTCACGCCGACTACGCCGACGAGTTCGGCCACCGACTCCGGCAGGTGGTCGAGTGAGATCTCCATCACGGCACCGACTTCGCAATCTTGTGGCGCAGCGTGGTGGCCAGGGCCGACACGACCTTCTTGAGGTCGCCCACGTCGCAAAAGTCCAGGCTCGATCGCTTGCATACCCGTCGTGCTACGCCGTCGGCGTAGGCCAGCGTATGCACGTCACCAGTAACGCGGTGAAGCTCGGCGAGCAGTGCGTCGATCTTGGACAGCAGCGGTGCGCGCTCTGCGCTCGGGGTGACGCGCTTGCGCCCTTCATAGCCCCCCTTGCCGCGGTTGAGGTGGTCGAGCACGGCATTGAGGTCGGACAGGTCGCACTCGGTCAGGCTGGTGCGCTTGCCTTCGGTGGCAGTGCGAATGGCGGTGTGCCGTCCGTTTGTGTCCAGACCGGCGGCATTGCAGGCGGCGAAAATGGCTTTGCGGCGGGCGGCGATGGCCGCGGCCAGCGGTGCGGATTTCATGTGGTCAGCCTCCGGTAGGTGTCGGCGATGTGCTCTGCCATCGCCCGGGAGATGCGCCGGCGCCCAACGCGCAGTACACCGTCTTCGAAGCCCAGCTCGCGAGCGATGCGCTCGTCGCGAAAGAACTCCACCCGCAACTTTTCAATGAGCGACCAGCTGGGCGCGGCGTCCACCAGGGCTTCTCCGGACGCCATCAATTGCGCGTGAGCGCGCTTCACACGGGCGGCATTGCGCACGGTGATGCGCTCCCGACCCAGTTGCAGCCCGGGGCCGTTCTGCCTCAATTCTCTGGCGATACGCGCCTTGGTGAACCCGGCGGCAGTCAGCTCGCGAATGAGCGCCCAGCTTGGGCGGGCATCGACCAGGGCGTGGTCCGAGGCCATGTCGGCGGTCACCGACAGGATGGCGCGCTCGGTGGCGGCGCGAATCCTGACCTTTTCGCCCGAGCGGATCTTGCTCAGGACGCTGTCGGCGATGTCAGTCGCCGCCTGCACGGCTCGGCGACCGATGCCACGGGACGACAGCGCCAGCATGTGGGCGCGAGCCCGCTCGGCCGGCACGATCCCGTTCCAGCCTCCAGCCCTGCGCGCGGCCTGACGCTGGCGCTCGTAAGCGGAATTTGCCGCACGGCACTTTGCACAGCGACAGCCGGAGATGTAGCGCAGGCGATCGCCATGCGGCCGATCTTCCGCAAGCTCTGCCGCCGGACGAAGCCCGCGGGCGGTCATGTCTGTGGGTTGATGAGATGAGTTCATGGCGGAGCTCAAAACAACAGGCCGGTGGCGGCGCGTTCTTCGGGTGTGGCCGGGCGCTTGAGGGGATCGGATTCGACAACCGCTTCGGTGGTGACGCAGCAGTCTTCCGAATCGTCTTCACATGCAAAACGCGATCCGCATTTTCCGCACTCATACAAAACCGGGATCTCAAGGCAGCACATGCCGGCGTCCTCAATGGTGCTGTGAATTTGGTCGCATTCCGGGCATGCAAACTTCTCGATCGTGTTCATAGCGTTCCTCGCTCTGTTGGTCGCTCACTCTCCGGATGACCCCGCCGTGGCGGGGCCATCGAGGCAGTGGGCGGTCAGTTGAGAAGGTCTTTTAGGTTCTTCGCGGGCTTGAAGCTCACACCCACACTGGCAGGGATCTCGATCGCTTCGCGGGTCTTGGGGTTACGGCCGGTGCGAGCGGGGCGTTGCTTGGCCACAAACTTTCCGAGGCCCGGCAGATGAACTTCGTCATCGACCGTCAGCGCATCCTGGATGGCCGACACGAGCCCGTCGATGATCTCTCCAGCCTCCTTCTTTGTGGTGCTACCGGGCGCGAACTCCCGCGTGATATCCAGGTGTTTCTGGGTGATGGCGATGAAGTCAGCTTTGTTCATGGTTATCTCCATGGGTGGTGGTGAAACGGATTTGGTCTCGGGTGACGGCCGGGTACATCGATCGGCAAATCATCCCGACGAAGAAGGCGACGCCGGCGATGAACAGCAGCACGATGGGGTGGAGTTCGATGGTCATGGTGTCGCTCCTACTTCAGTAGCCGGGGGCCTGACCGGCGTGGTGTTGTCGGGATCTCGTGGCCGGCACCGGGGATGACCTGATTGGGCTTGAGCAAAGAAAACTCGACCCTAGGCTGCTCGCCGAGCACGTAGGTGGTCTGGAAGTTGATGGTCCTGTCGAAGTCCTGCTTCCCATGGACGGCGTGCTGCATGAGCTCGAGGAGCTTCATTCCCTTGTCGGCTGGCATGATCAGATCCATGTGCCCGATGCTGACGCAGCACAACTGGGTTGGTTTTGCCGGGCGGGTCATGTTCTTACCTCCCCACCCAGGGCCTCGACCAGGGCCGCGATCAACCGCGCCAGCTCGCCGGCCATAAGCGCGAACTGGGCGTCGAACAGCTCCGCCGCGTCGTCGCCCCGGGCGGATTCCTTGACCACGTCGAGGAAGTGCAGGCGCTTGATCTCGCCGCGCTCGGTGAGCAAGAAGGAGACGCGGTCATCGAAGGTCATCGCGAGCCGTGTGGGCAGCTTGCCTTCGGTGAGGTGCGCCTTGATCTCGTCGCCGTCGAGCGCGTGGTGGGTGTAGCGCACGGCAGCGCGCTCTTCCGTGACAGAGCGCAGCTCGCAATCCCTGTCGATGGTGAAGCCGGAAGGTTCGTCGCCGGCGAGCCAGGCCGCCATGGCAGCGACGGGGCTGATATCGGTACGCAGCAGGGTGAGCGGAAAGGCGTCGAGGCTCCGGCACAGGGCCTCGAGCACGTCATCTGCGCGATTGATGCTGGCCGCGTCGATGCCGAACCACCCGGCCTTCGGATCGACCCAGGCGAAAACCTTGCGCTGCGTGGTAAAGGCGTGCGGCATCAGCTCGCGGATCACCTCTTCCTTGAGATCCTTCATCTGCCGACGGCCAGGCTTGAAGCTCTGAGCGTCCTCGAGCTGGGCGGCACGCTCCTCGGTGGCCTGACGCACCACCGATGTCGGCAGCAGGCGCTGCTCGATGCACAGGCAGATGAGCCAGTGACCGCCGACGCTATGCACCAGCTGGCCATCAGCCACCGGCGCCACCCAGCCGCGGGACTCGGCGTCCTGGCTTCCGCAGGGCGTGAAGCGGCGGGTGAGCAGCTGCGCCTCGAGCCCGGCCTGGGTGATCGACCACGGCGCAGGAAGCCGGTAGAGCTGGAGATTGGAGAAGTACATGGTCAGGCCCCCGCGACGTCGAGGGCGATGGGCGCCCATTGATCGGTCTCGCCAACCCGCTCATACACACGGATGTAGGCCTTGGTGCCGACGACCTGGACGGCGTCGTTGATGGCGCTCATGGCGCGGCGCCAGCGATCGTCCTCGATGTTGACCCGGCGCAGGGAGAGCACGGCGCCGGTGCGGATGTTGCCTTCCTTGTCGACTTCGAAGGCGCGGTCGATGAGGGCCTTGATCTCGGGCCGCGCGTCGGTGGTCCAGTCGTTGAAGCACTCGTCGATGAGGGACTTGGCGGCCTGGAGGCGTTCGTCGAAGGTGATGGTCTCCGACATGGCGCGCACAATCTTGATGCGCCCGTCGTAGGAGAGCAGTGTCACGTTGCCCTTCTTTCCGCCGAGCTTGGCGCCGTACTCCTCGGCGGAGAGCTCGACGAAGCTGTCGATGTCGGCGAAGGCGCCGCCCTTGAAAACGCGAATGGTGTCGGCAAGCACTTGCGCACGGGTGTGCAGCTCGCGTACCAGTTCGTCGCGGGCGCGGTCGATCGGCTTGATCATCGCCTCGGGCACCAGGTGCCCTTTGGCGTCCCGCCAGTAACCGGCGGGGGTGGTGGTTGCGTCCATGGTGAGCCTCAGTTGATGTGAGCGTGTCGGGGGGAATCGCTGGAAACGCCGAGCAACAGCGCGAGGCGCGCCACACGTTTCGTATCGAGCTGGATGACGTCGTCGCCCGCGATGATGGTGAGCGAGCCGTCGTCCCAGAGGCCGAAGCGCATCTCTTCGGGCTGGTCTGTCTGGTCTGGCGTTTCGGTGTGGATCTGCGCGGGCTCAGCAGCGATCGATTCAGGCGCGGCGTCTTCTGCGCCCGATGCGCTCGGATCGAAGACGTGGATGGCGTTCTGCCCGGACTCCGATTTCGCAATGACGGTTTCCGCCTCGCCGGCATCGACCAGGAATTGAAGGGCCGACCGGAGACTCGGGCTGGCCGTTTGCTTTTCAAGCCCCATTGCAAGGCCGATATCGACCAACTTGATGGCCTTATCCTTGGTGAGCCCGGAGATCGCTTTTCGTATTGCGTAGATCTTGTCCTGGCTTGGGCTGCGGCTTTTCTGGTTCATGGTTTGCTCCTCAATAGGTTTCGGGCGCGCGGGGAATCGGCGCGGGTCTGTCGGGGTGTATAGGTAGTTGTGGTCTTCGCTTGTCCATCCTGCGAAGGGCGCGATCACGCCAGTTGGCCAGATCACCATGCGGGTTAAGCCGTCGCGCTGGATCATGCAGATGCAGATGCGCCGCTGCCGCTCGAGCAAGAACACGGCAGCGTCGAACTCTTTTCGGGTCACCCCAGATATCGACGCGTGTGTCGCGCCGGCGTCGGCCGGCTTGCGACTGGATGCCGTCGAGATCTGCGCGAGGATTCGCTCGGTCAGCGGCGCGTCCATCAGTGCACCTCGCCTTTTCCGGTGCGAACGATGCGCACGCGCGCCTCGGCGAACTTGTCGAGGGCACGGATGACGGATTCACGATCGCCAGCAACATGGGCGGCGAGGATCGGACCAATCTCGGCCGCCATCTCACCAACGACGTTGTGGAGGGCAACGATCTGAACGTTCGCGGCCTGGAGCGCGCGGCGCAGGTCCGGAATACTGGAAAGGCCGTCCGGGTCCTGGAGCTTCGGAGGGGTTGAGATGAAGTTCATCGTTCGTCCTCCCACACCACGACAACCCCATTGATTCGGCCGAAGCCGATCGTCGTGGTGCCGCAGACACGGTAGGAGCGCGACCCGACAGCATCGAGGACCGGGGCGAACGGGCGCGCCTTGTCGTGCTCGATGCGAATCAAGGGCTCACCGTCTGCAGGGAATGCACCGTCGATGTCCTGCGAGACGATGCGAACACCGAGCGCGCGCAGCGTTCGCACGGCGGCGTTGAGGTCGGCCAGGCGGCGCACCACCTCTGCGCACAGCACGCGGGGTGGTGGCGCGTCGGCCGGGTTGCTCCCGCTCCAGAACCAATGGGCGGGGTTCGAGATCGGCCGATCGGGCACGGCGTGAAGTCGAGTACTCATGATTGCTCCTGTTTGTGTGGGCAGCGTCGGCAGGCACGCCATTGCGGCACCTCGGCCGCGGCGATCGATGCATAGCTGCGCGATGCCAGGGCGTCGCAGTCGGTACGGGAGATCGGGGCCCCCAGGTGCGGGCACTCGACCACGGGAAGCTTGGTCATCACGGCGCGCTCAAGTCGCGAGGTATCTCCGTAGGTGCCCGATAGCGCGCGGCTGACCGCGGGGCGGCTGTATCCGATGAGGTCACCCACGCCCGCCGCGCCGCGCGGGTGGTTCTCGACGGCGTTGCGCAGGATGGAGAGCCAGTCACTCATCGGACACCTCGACGTCGGGCGACTTGAAGGGGATGGCCACGCATTGGTTGGTGTCGTAGATTTCACCCTTGCGCATCCGCCAGACGGGCGCCTTGCGTCCAAGATCGAGCTTGAGCATCCAGAGGACGGCACCGGGTGACGTGGCGGAGAAACCAGGCACTTTTCGGCGCATGCGCTGGACGATGCCGGCGCGTTCGAGGGCGCGGACGTACTTTGTGAGGTTGCTTCGCGCGTCGCGCTCCGAGCCATCAGCCAGCGTGTCGAGCAGGTCGGCGATGGTGAATCGCCGCGTCTGGCGCATGAGCCACCAGGCACGCTCGCGCAGCCCGCCGGCGGTGCGCACACGTTTCTTTCCCTGACCACTCGCGATGGTCTTTCCATCGGCAAGCCAATCCCGCCCGGTCTGGGTCATCTGGTAACGCCCCGGTTGCGGAGATTCGATCAGGCCACGACGCTTGAGATTGGTCGCAATGTGGGCGATCACCTTTGGCGCGCGCCCGAGCTTTTCGGCCAGGTCAGCCGTTACCCCGACGCCATCAGGATCGTTTGCTATCAGTTCGAGCATGGGTTGCGCGAGCGGATTCTTCACGCAGCCCTCCGAAGGCTTCTCTTGAGGGTCTTGTTGAAGTCCTCGCACAGGGCCAGACCGGTGACGTCGGCGCAGTCGATCAGCGCCTTGCCGTTGCGCCGGGCGACCGCCTCGACCCGGTTGATGGCTGTCATCACAAGGCGCATTCGCGCATCGGTATCGCGGTGGATGCGTTCGACCAGGTCATCGGCGATGCCCACGTCGGACAGTTGGCGGCAGGCGGCGGCGACGTCGTCGAGGCTCGACTTGTGGAAGTCGCACACGTAGCTGATGCGGCTGGCGATCTGCATGCGCCGCGCGAACTTCGGGCGGTCTTGCTCCATGGCGGCCATGACAAGCAGCGTGCAGCTCTTGTCGGTGATTCCGCGCAGGCGCTCAAGGCAGGCAGCCGAGTTGTGCAGGGCAAAGGCAGCCTCATCGAGGACGATGGGCAGTTCCTGCTCGGCAATGGTCTCTTCGATCTTGCGCTCGTAGCCGCGTACCGGTTCGATGCCGAGCTTCTCGGCCATCTCGGTGAGCATCTTGGTTGGCGTCCAGCCTTCCTGAGCGGTCAGCATGACGGCATCGACCTCGGCCGCCCAGTTGTGCAGCGTGGTGGTCTTGCCCTCACCGGGCCGTCCGATCACGAGCATCCATCCGGCCTCGAGCGCGCCGCGCGCTTCGAGCATGGCAATGCCGGCGCGGAAGCGCTTGGCGTTCTCGGTTTTGACAAATTCGCGTTTCATGTAGACTCCTGCTTGCTGTAGTGCTTCAAAAGGCCGGCCGTGAGCGGCAACTCACTGGCCGACCGCCTTCCTAAAATCCCCGTCGCGCTCTTCCTGGTCGCCCTCCTCCAACTGATCTCCGTAGAGGTACATGGCGATGTCGGTGATGTCGTCGTATTGGCGCTGCGGCTGCTTCTTCTTCGTTACTGGCGCCGATTCCGTCGGCGCGATCAGCTCCGCGGTAACGGGTTCCTGATCAGCGTCGCCATACAGGTGCATCGCAACGTCGATGACCGGCTCTGCTGGCGCCTCGATGACGTCGAATGGGTTGCGCGACTCGATGGCGTCGATCTGGTTTTCGCGGCGCTGAATCTGGGCACGCTCGCGTTTCTCGAACGCTGCCTCGTACATGCTCTTCGGCCGTGGCAGACGCCCTTCGAGATACTTCGCTTCGCAAATGAGGCGCCCCTGCAGGTCTTTCACCCACACGCTGCGCCAGTCCATGATGTCGATGGCGACCATCACTTCCTTGCCGTTCCAGTGTTCGAGGATCTCGTTGTCGTAGCGCTGGCCGGAGAATGGGCTCACGCCACCACGCCGGACGGTCTTCTTCACGTGGGGGCGGAAGGCATCGACGATCTCGGCTTCGGAGAGCATTACGGGTTCCCAGCCCTCGGCGCGGAATTGCTCGAGGCGCTCGCGCGGCGTCATATGGCGGCGCCGTCCGGTGAGCGGATCGTCGATCTTCGGCAGGTTGCTGTTGGGCATGTCGCGCCGCTTCTCGACTGTCTTCCTCATCCAGGCGACGGCTTCGTCGTAGCTGTCGAAGACGATGCCCTTGCCGGCGCGCTCGGCCTCGCGGCGCAACGCAGCGCGTTCCTGAGCATCCTTGGCCTTGACCATCTTGGTGGTGAGCCGCTTGACGCGCTTGAGCGCCAGGCTGTCCATTCCCTTGCCTTGGTATGTCGCCAGCTCGCGCGCCTCGCGGTCGTAGAAGGCGTGCAGGTTTTCGGCGAGGCCGTTGGCCTGGCTGTTGCCCTTGCCCACGTCGAGCATCTTGGGATGCGCGATCGTGATTCCCAGGCGCTCTTGCAGTGAGGCCACAGGGTCGAATTCAAAGCGGTCGTTCTTTACCGACCCGGTGCTGTCGGTTTGGAAGATGAGGGGAACGCCGAAGGTGCGGATGTAGTTCTCGAGACATTTGGCGATCACCTCGAAGGATTCGGACAACCCGATTGCCGGCTCCGCGGGATAACCGCAGCTGTAGTCGGTCGCCGTCCAGACTTCGTAGGTGACGTATTCGCCGGACACGGGGTGCGGCGCGGTGAAGTGGGTACACCAGCCGTCGGCGTGGGCTTCCATTGCAGGCATCAGCCCGACCCTGGTGCGCACCGTATAGCGGCGATGCGCTTGCAGATCCATGCCGTTATGCCGACCGACGAGCACGTCGAACTGGCTGAACTTGTCGCGGAAGAAGCGGGCCACGGTGTCATAGGACGGAGGACGTTCGCCCCACGCCTTATCCCATTGCTTCTCGATCTCCTGATGCACCCAACGCAGCGTGCTTCCCTGCGGTCGCTGCCGAAGCACCACCGCAAGCGGGTGCCATGGCTGAACCGTCATGTCTTTCTGCGGCAGCGCCGGGCACAGGTCGCCGCCGCTGGCCTTCACAGACAGCCAGCGCTCGAGGCTGCGCGGTGATGGGAGGCCATCGTCTACACCGCCTTTACGCCCTCGCCGGTCGCGCGCTTGGCGAAGCATAGACACAAGATTCGGTGCCAGATGCCCTGTGCGTGCGTTGGTCAATAACGTTGTGATGGCCACCTTCCTAGAACACCCGGCATCGGCCTCCAGGCGTTCCAGCTCGCGCAGTACCGCATCGCGTTGATTGCGGCGCGCGCGCTGCTCTTGTGTGAGATCGTCGGAAAAAGGCGCCGCCGGGGTCGGGAGGGAGACCGCCCCGGCGGGCGAAATAACGGCGGGATGGGAGGTTTGTCCCGCCGCGGAGGGAATTCCAAGCGCTCGAGCGGCGATTGCTTTCTGAACATCGCGTGGCAGATCACGGCAGCCGTAGAGGCGACGCGGCCTGCCCCTGAACGGTTCTTCCGAATACGACCAGGCCTCTTGCTTGGCGCGGCGCATCACTGATGTCTTGTGAATACCGAGTGCGTCGGCAATCTCGGTCAAAGTGACTGGGGCGCTCATGCTTGTTCGCCCATAACGTTCTTCAGCGCCTTGATCTTGCGCGCAGCATCGTCGCGCGCACGCTCAAGCCGCCCAAGTTCTGCATTCAATGCTTCGCGGCCGACGAGCAGCTTCCCGCCACGGGTGAGCGCGAGCCAGTGGGTTAGCACGTGCCCACGGCACACACTTTCGATTGCCGGGACAATCCACAGCGGTATGTTGTATGCCTCGTGAGCCACGCTGGTGTAGTTGTCCAGCATGGCTTTGCTCACAGCCTTTCCCGTCAGTCGGCTCACATCTGATGCCACCTGGCTGCGATTCAATCCAGCCGCGGCTGCTTGGTCGAGCAGCTCGCTAACAAGACTCGCCACCTGCGCTCTGAAGTCGTGAGACCCCTCTACCGCCGGCAGCGGCTGCGGAACCTCGAACAGGTCCAGCGTCATCCCGTCACGTCGCATGATTCCCCCCTGAGGAAGTTCAAAGAATTCGCTCATTGCGCCCGGTTGCCTGACTACGCGGCCACCTTGGTGTCGCTATTGCGCTCTCTGAGGACGGGGGTAGACTTGTGCTGCTCTCGCATGCCGCGAATGCCACGCTTTCTTGGCGTGCCATCTTGGTGATAACGGCTCGGCCAGATATCCTTCGGGTGAATGCCAAGCGCATCAGCGATGCGCTTTTCATTGCAAGGCAGACTACGCACCAAGGTGGCTGACAGGCTCGAAGAGCCCTTCAGTCCGTGCTTGGCAGCGAGCGCACGTAGCGTCAGGCCAGCTTTTTCAAGCGCGGCCTTGACGTCGGCAGGGTGCCAGTCCTCTTGACTGGCTTTTTTAACGACGGGCTTATTCATCCTTCGCTACTCTTGGTCGTGTTGCGATGGATGCATTAGACACTCAATTGCGTTCCTATGTCAACGCGATTGACGTGCACCGCTACGTCGATCGCGTTCATTTTTGTACTAGATGAATTTATCTAATGAAAACAGCAGCTTGCTACAGCGGAGCACAGATTCGTGTGCACCGCATGAAACGCAACGCTGGATGAGGATTTAGCGGTGCACGGAATCGGCGATAGATTGAAGGCGTGGAGAGTAAGTAGCGGAGCCACGCAAAAGGAGGCGGCAACGCAATTGCGTGTCCCTGTTCGCACATACCAGGACTACGAGAGGTCGCTACGCTTGCCTGGCGCTGAAGCCATGGAGGCGTTTGCACGCGCAGGGATCAACGCAAATTGGTTGCTGACCGATGAGGGGCCGATGTTGATCGGTGACGTTGGCCCAAAAGCCAGCGGCAACAATGTCGATACCGAACTTCTGGCACGCTTGCTTGAGATGGTTCAGGAGATCGAGGATCGTCGTGGAACAACCGTTCCGCCGCAGAGCAAGGCCCGGGTAGTGACAATCCTGTACGACCTATGCATCAGGCTAGATAAGCTGGGAAAGCTTGATTCTGCGTCGATTGAAGCTCTTATCGACCTTGCTGCGTGACGCAGATCACATCCAGGAAGTGCGCAAGTGCACTGGGTCGCAGCGCTCCTCGTCGAGCGCTTCATACCCTGCCGCTATTTACGGGCGGGAACTGCATGGTGTCGGATTGGGACTTCTTCGTTGATACAGCTCGTCGCGCCCTTGAGCGCGAGTTCGACAGAATCGATGGGCGGCAATCTCTTGGGCGCCGGGTATGCGACGGCGTTGTCCTGGTTGGCCAGGTAAGAATCAAGAACGTCGGCGCCGTTCTCAGCAGTTCGCCCGCAAACGATCCTGCGTTTTCAGCGCGTTCGGCGCTCTGTCGGTCTGCGCCAAAACTATCGCAAATTTTGTGTTCACGTCAGACGTACTGCTGCAAATTCAAGCGACCCGCTCGCGGCTACATCGATCCTGTCAATTCCGCGCCGCTCTAGGGTTTCCCACGAACTCCCGGCGTTTCCCGCCAAATCCCGGTTCCGCCAATACCCTTGCCTCCTCTCAC